ACTTATCATTTTAAAGGCAGGTTTGTGTCGTATAGTAATTGGCGGCAGACCCAGGGCGTATTGAACTTCGCAAGCCCTGATCGCCTTGATTCAAGGGTGATGTGCGTTCCAAATCTATGGACGGTAGCAAGACGTGAAACTTATTGTTATCTTGGACGTCTCATAGATCGCACGGTCGATGTGCACGTGTCCGGCACTACTATTAATTCCATGGCTGCTGAGAGGTTCGGCATGTTACGCGGCAAATCTTATGAGGAGGGCCGTCGAATCCTACAATTATACGCCGATACCCAAAATCATACTCAGATTGATTTGTCGTGGAATCTTGTCGGGGAGCCAACTAGTCTCGCAGAAAATTGTGTTGAATATTGTTGTGCGCTCCGCATGATAGAAGCCGGCGACTCCACCCGTTTAAAAGGGGTGGAGGCTCGGTGTTTCCAGTAGACACCACAGTCCTGTATGGGTATCCAGTGAGTGAGATTCCTAGCCAATCACAGCCAGGAGAAATTGAGCATTCTGTGAAACACGAACGACCAAGGTTCGTTAATCCGGAGGCTTTTTCTCTTGGTCCTCACTGGAAAGGGGTAGCTCCATGTATTCCACGTCGAGCGGGTTACCTAGCCCAACACCGAGCCGTAGCAAACAGAGTGGCGCGCTCTGTTCCGAAGATTGGCCCGGATGTGTATTCGAAGTATAAATTACTTCGAGCCTTACGTATACACGTCCGTATGTTTTGTAAGCGCCATTTGCGTCCTTTCGCCCCCCAAAAACGTTTTGACTTTGAAGAATGGCTAGCCAAAACACATTATTCTCAGTGGCGAAAAGACGAAATTCGTAAGGTTCATGATCGGTTTCCTGCCCGCGTCACTTGGCGTTGCGTAAGAGATCATTCGCGCCCCAAAGGATTTGTTAAATTAGAGTCTTATCCCTTTTTCAAATTTCCTCGGGGAATACACGCCCGTGACGATTGGATCAAAGCTTGGATTGGTCCTATTATAAAGGAGATCGAAGAGCAGGTTTATAAACTACCCCAGTTCATTAAACACATCCCTGTAGCGGATCGACCTCGGTATGTTCAACAGAATGTTGAGACTGCCGGATGTGTTTATGCGGCGACGGATTATAGCGCTTATGAGAGTAGTTTCCACCCAGAATTGATGAAAGTCTGTGAATTTGAAT